TCCTACGATTGCACCGTCTGCGGGTCCGGGGCGACGGAGGACTGCTACCTGTGGTTGCCCATCGCGGGGCTCGGCGAGTGGATCGCGTGCGCTTCCTGCTTCGTGGAGCGCGGGGCGCGGGGCTGCAGGGCGGCCATCGCCCGCGCGATCACCGTCGCCTAGCCCCGCCATGAGTTGACCCACCCCGCACGCCGGCGAGGAGGCCCGGCGCGCGGCTCTCCTTCTGCCGGCTCGGCCGGCTCCACGGGCTCGGGCTCCCGCTTCTCCGAGAGCGCGGCCGCGCGCTCGCCGAGGCCCTCGACGAACGCCTGCCCGAGTATGTAGAGGGCGGCGAGTGCGTAGACTTCGAGGTCGAGCGCCTCGTTCCGGTCCCGGACCTTCACCCAGTCCCGCAGCGTGCCCTTGCCCTTGTACCAGCGCCGGACCGCCTTCTCCGCCGTGAGTTGTTCGAGGTATTCGTGGTCCACCCAGTCCGGCAGGTGGACGTAGCCGGCGCGCGCCTCCGCCCGCTTCGGGATCGCGAGCCGCGAGTAGATCAGGTCCTTCGCCGTGTCCGTGCAGAGCGTGAACAGGGGGACGCGGTAGCGGTTGTGGATCGAGGGCCGACCCACCACCTCGACGCCGCGGACGGTTCCACCCTTGACCGGGAACACGCGCCGCGGAGTCCGGGACGCGAGTCGCGCCTTGCAGAACTTGTAGACGTGCTCGGTGTGGTGCCCGCCCGAGTCCACCGTCACGCACTCGACCGCGAGCTTGCGGCCGCTCGCGTGCTCCCACCCGCGCTTGAGGAACTGGTCGAGGTCGTACCAGACGGGAGGGTGGCCCGGGGAGCCGTGGAACTGTGAGAAGGCGATGAGCCACGACTCCTCGCCGGCGCCGTAGCCCTTCACCGCGCATTCGAGTCGGTCCGGGTGGACGTCCACGGAGGCCACCAGCACGCCGACCCCGTGCGGGACCTCGGCCTCGTACACTTCGAGCCGGGCCGCGAGCACGCCCGCCTCGATCGCGGTGCCGCGCTCCTCCCACGGCTCACCGAGCACCGTGTTGATCCACGTCTTGAGCTTGAGCGGGTCGTCCTTCGCATCGAGGAACTGCCGCGCGCAGTCCGCCCACGACTTCCACCCGGGCGGCGAGTAGAGGGCCGAGAGGTGGAACCCGGCCGGACGGCCCTTCGGGTTCGTGACCCTCCACTCCCCGCCGGCCAGCATCGCCGCCTTGTGCCGGTGCTCCACGCGGCAGCCCTTTCCAGAGCACACCATGCGGGCCGTCTCGGGCGCCCGCTCGTCCCACTCGATGAAGTGGTGCCGGCCAGCGTCCGCGCCGAACCAGTCGTGGCCGGACCACGTGAGGTAGTCCGGGTGCCCGCACGACGGGCAGGTGAGGAAGTAGCGCCGCTGGTCCGAGGCGAGGAACTGCGTCTCGATCCGGGACATGCCCTTGATCCGCGGCGTGCTACACAGGAACACCTTGCGCCGCGGGAAGGTGGCGGTCCGCTGCTCGGCGAGTTCTACGGGGTCGCCCTCGCCCTCCACGTCCCCCGGGTAGAGGTCCACCTCGTCGCAGAACAGGAACCGGATCGGCATGGAGCGGAGCCCGGCCGCGGAGTTCGCGCCCGTCATTATCAGGAGCCCGCCGTCGAACTCCTTGACGAAGATCGTGTTCCCCGAGTCCCGCGACCGCGGGTCCCGTATCGCGTCGCGCAGCCGCGGCGTCGCCTCGATCATGGGCGCGATGCGTTGCTTCGAGACGCGCTTCGCGACCTCGACCGTGGGCTGCACCATGAGGATCGGCCCGGGGCAGGCGTCCACGATGTAGCCGAGCCAGTTGTTGCCGCACTCCGTCTTGCCGATCTGAGCGCCGGCCATGACCACGACGCGCTGGATCGGGCTGCCGGGCGAGAGGCAGTCCATGATCTCGCGGAGGTATGGGGTCCTCTCCGTGCGCCACCTCCCGGGCTCGGCCGAGGCGACGCCGGAGAGCACGCGATAGTGGTCCGCCCACTCGCTCACCGTCTCGGCGCGGTCCGGGCGGCAGGCGGCCGCGAACGCCTCGGCGTACGACTGCTCGGCGAGCGTCACGGCTTTCCGTGTCCGTTGTTACTCGGCGCCGAGAGTTCTTCGAGGATCCGCGCGGCCTCCTCGTTGATCAACCTCACGGCATCCGGCACGTCCCGGCCGGCCACCAGCGGGCCAACGCGGTCGCCCATGTTCTGCAGGAGCAGCTTCACGCGGCGCCCGGACTCAGACGCCGCCTTGCGGTGGTCCTCGATCGGGATCATCTGTTGGGAGAGCTTGAGGAACTCGAACTCGTCGATGCGCGCCCGGAAGCTCGCGCTCGCCGCCCTCGCGCGGTTGAGCATGTCGGCGACCGGGTCCGGCCCGCGCTTCCGGTCTTCGGCCTTTCGGTAGTCCGCGGACCGCTTGCCGGCCTCGCTCCGCACCGCGTCCGTCCGCGCCTTCCACTGGCGGTCGGCGACGTCGGCGTCGATCAGGCCGTCGCGGAGCCTCCGGATGCGCCCGACCTTGAGCGCGTACTGGACCGCGCCGAGCGAGCAGCCGCGGTGCTTAGCGTAACCGCGGAGCGTGAGCCGCGCCACGTCACCTCCCGCGTTGCCACGCCTCGCGGCTCCGGGCTTCCGCGGCCGTCTCGCGCTCGCCGGCGGGGAAGTAGGGGTCGAGCAGCGCACGCAGCCGCTCCACGGCCTCGCGGTGGTGCCACTCGCGCGAGCGCCCGCTCGGGTGGGGCAGCGCCACGAAGCGTTCGCACCGCGTCCAGAACGGGATGGGATCGGGGAGGAACGCGCGCACCACCCGGGCTCCGAGCAGCACCACGTCGCCCTCGCGCTCGGCGAGGATCCAGCCCGCCACCTGTCGGGCGGCAGGTGCGGACCACGTGCGGGGTGGGATCATGTACAGGTTCACCCGGTCGAACGCCCGGAGGTAGTGGCCCTGCCCCCACCCTAGCAGGCGGCATAGCCTACCCCCCGCGGACCCCGGAGGCCACGGGAATAGCGCCATCTCGGGGTCGCGGGAGTAGGGGTTCGCCTCACCGACGAGCAGCGGCCGCAGAATACGGTAGCCCGGAGCTTCCGAGGTCCCGCACGCGGTCGGCTTGCTCACCGTGATCTTCACCGCGCGTCGTCTCGCGGCGGGACGTCCTGCGGCCCGCCGGCCGTCGCGGCCGAGGGCTGAGCCCGGAACGCCCCGGACTCCACCACCTCGACGCGCTGCTCGTCGAACCACTCGACCTTCGGCTCGCCGTCCTTCGTGAGTTCCGAGCGCGTGATGCAGACGGAGACGCAGCCGTTCAGATAGACGCCGCGCCCAGTCGCGATCCCCTCGAAGCCCGTGATCGTGTCCCGCACCTTCGATCCGAGTGTTACCACTGGCAGCACCTCCACCCTTCCGGGTCGTTGTGTGGCCTCGCGCATCGCGAAGCAGAGCCCGAGCGCGGAGGCCACGGTGCGCGCCCTCTCGTTGTCCGGGCACGTGGCCCACAGTCGGCCATTCACCCGGGGTTCCGTCACGGCATCGGCGAGGGCCTCAGCGGCGGAACGATCGGCGGCCCCCTCACCGCTTCCTCGGCGGCTTCGGCTTGTCCTTCGGCATCGTCTTGCTCCTCTCTGCGGCCACCTCGGCGAACGCGGCCCCGCCGTCTCTCAGCGTCGCCCGCTCGCCCGTCTCGTGCTGCCACCTCTCCACCGTCACGTCACAGTAGCGCGGGTCGATCTCGAATCCGAGGCACCGCCGCCCGGACCGCTCTGCGGCTATCACCGTGGTCCCCGAGCCGAGGAAGAAGTCGAGCACCAGCCCGCCCGGCTCCGTGGAGTTGTCCAGCGCCCGCAATGCGAGGTCGAGCGGCTTCTGCGCGTTGTGCTCGCGCCCGCCCTTCGCCCCCGCCGCCGGGACCCGGTTCACGCGCCACACGTTCGAGTCGTTCACCACCCGGCCGCCCGTGATCTTCTGACTCATGCCCCGCCGCAGCGGCAGGATCCACGCGAACAGGAGGAACTCGTGCGTGTTCGCGTAGTTCGCACCGAGGCCGCTCCCGCCCTTGTCCCACACGAGGCAGTTCTTCGGGACGACGCCCGTGCCCTTCGCAACCTCCCACCACGACGGGTAGCTCCGCCAGTCGCAGCACACGTAGACGTGGGCGAACGGCCGGCAAC